TGCCAAAGCCACTAATGTCTGTATTGGTCAATACGACTGCACCTGTAAATCCATTAACTGAAGTTACAGAGTCAGTATTGTCTATCTTTTGCCAAGCCGTTCCGCTATATACCGCCCAATCGCCAATTTTCCAATCAGTAATGCCGTCAAGGTTAGTGCTACCAGCCACACTAACCACATAATAATAACCCTTAGTACCAACAGAGGAAGTAAGAGTAGGAGTATTAGTACTTGCATTCCATGTTCCTTGATAACTTAAAGCGCCAATGACAGCATCAGGAATTTGGCTAATAGGTACTTTGGTAGATGCGTCTAGTGTAGCCACGCCTAATGCAACAGCTTTTTGCGCGGTAGGAATGTAGTCACTAATCGTAACGCCAGACATTGAACCACCAGTAACAGAAATGTTATTACTGTTTTGCGTGGACATTGTGCCTAAACCAGTTACATCGGTGCTAGGAATAGTAGCAGCAGCAGTCATTGTGCTTGTGCCATTACCCTTTACATAACCTGTAAGAGTAGCAGCGCCAGTACCACCGTTAGCTACTGGGACAGTACCAACTAAAGTATGGTCTGCGTTCCAATCACTAGGGCGTACTAACGATGTATCTGCATCATCAGGTATTGTGCTGACTTTACTGTGCTTGACTGTTATAGCCATTATTGAACCCCAATGATTTTGCCGTCAGCGCCACGAACTACTGTTCTTGGTTGCTGCATCTTCTCTATCAACATAGCTAGCATTTGAGCGAGTTGTTGGTTAGACATCTGCATATTCTCTATTGCTGGTTGTAATGGGTGGTTTTTCATATTTGAATATCCTAACGCATCTTGCAAAATATTTGCCATTTGTACATTGTCTTGGTAAGCCATTTCGCCATTGTCCAAGCCAGAAGAAATGCGGGTGGTTTCTATTTTAGCCGCATTATTTAAGTAAGCAAGCAACAATTCCTTGTTATTCTCGGAATCCATCTTCATTTGTTCTAGTTGCATTTCAGACTCAATTTGGGCGCGATTGCGCTGTTCTTCAAGTTGGAATTTAAGCTGGTTTTCTTGCGCCTGGTACTCTTGTTTAGCTTTCTCTAACTCCATTGTAGAAGCCATCTTCTGCTGTTCGAGTTGTGACTGCATTTGTAGCTTCTGCATCTCGGCTTGTTGTTCCATTTGGACTTTTTGGATTTCCAAAGGTACTGGTTTAGGCTGATTTGCAGCCTGTTTAGCCTGTTCACGGAATTTATCAGCAGTTTCGTCAATAATGCCTTCAAGTTGCTTACCAGCTTTAAATGCTGTTACGCCAAACTTTAGCATTTCCATCAACATAGGCACTAATTCCGGTGCTTGCTGTGCTGCTGGCATAGCCATTTGTGTAAATTGACCAATAGCAGCCAAGAAAGCGGTTCTATCTTGCTTTTCTTGCTGTTCATCTTGGTAAATCATTGAGTCAGAAGTGACTTCTATGCGGAAATTCTTAGCTGCTTCATCACGCAACAGGGCAATAGCCTGTGGAATCATTTGTTTGTCGGTATCTGACAGTTGCATTGCACCACTAATTTGAATCAATGTTTCATCAGTAAAGTGATTGCAGATAATCTGGGCCTTAATACGCAAAATATCAGTAGCAAAGTCTACAACTGCGTGTTGCATAGTCTTTAAGCGACCAGCAGCGTTGTTAGATTTGATGATTTGTGCGCCCAATGTTTCATTAGGGTCAGTCTGACCACGCTGAATATCGGCAATACCCATTAATTCATAGATTTGACCCTTAACTTGTTCCATTGCTTGATAGCAAGACATTAAAGCGTTAGCAAATGGGGTAATGTCTACAAGGTCAATAGCGCCTTTCATACCTTGTTTTTCGGCAAATGCCATCCAGTTGTGTACTGGAATCAAGGTATTGTTTTCGCCCTCAGAGAATAAGCGTTGTAATTCAGAGGATGATGCGTCATATACACCACGCACTTTCAATGCGTTAATCAATCCGTCAATGCGGTCTGCCAATGTGTCTAATTCTCTAGCTTGGTCTTGGTAGATAGTAAAGTCAGGGATTGGTTCAAGGCTATCAGTTGTAAGAGTGCTATATAAGGGTTTAGGACAAGGCCAAAAGTTTTCCAAGCCCAATGGGTCATCTCGTTCATCCAATATCTTTCCGAGGGACTTAGATAACCAAAATACTTTTCCTGTTTCTTTGTCCCAGATTTCATAGATTACCGCCTCATAAACACCGTCATTTGACTTGTAAGATTGCTTTAAATCATCAGGTTTGGTATCCAATGGGATTTGATAGCCTAAATCTTCGCCAAAGCGCTCAACCAATGCTGGGCGTGTCATATAAACCTTACGCCATACAGAAGTTACTTCTTCCCAAGTTCTAGCAACAGTATGTCCAAAGTCTTTCCAATGCACATAGTCTACTGGCGCGCACTCATATTCAATGCGTTCTTGGTTCTCATTCTCCATGCCTTCTGGAGTTTCAGCTTCGTCAGTATCTTCAGTTACTTGGTAGCCATCATCAGGCGCACCATCAGCCATGTCACCCATTTCACCAACAATGTGTGGTTCATAACGAACCCAACTAACACCGCGCCCACCTAATAAGCGGTCTAATACAGCGTTGTTCATTGCTGATTTGTAGTCACCATAGTGTTCAATCTCAAACTCTAGCGCCCTTTCAAGCATCATTGAGGCTACACGCCCAATAGGGTCGTTATCTCTAAATCTACGGCTTACATCTGGGCGAGGCAATCTAGCAAAGATAGCTGGTTGGATTGTTTGGACATTTGACCAAAGGATATTGAACCTGGCATTAGGGTTACGGTCATAGCGTGTGTCATCTTTGTATCGCTTGACAATATCTCCAGACCTTTTTTCCCAATGCTTGTAAGACCTTTCATACCCTAAGATACAGTTGTACCAATCTTCGTATGTACGGTTTACCGTTGCCTTGTCATTCGCCATCAAATTCTCCCTGTTGTTGGCTTTGGATTAGTTTTCCATAAGTCATTCAACGAAACATCTGTTTGTCCTACAAAAACCCCTTTAATCGAGTCATCTTTATGGGGAAGTCTTGCCTGTTCTTTCCAAGCTACTGCTGCCATCCTAAATGCGTCTGCGCCATGTGAAGCCCAATCGTGTCTAGGTTTATCTCTAAAAATCTTCTTATCCTCGTCATACTCACGCTGATACTGTCTTATACATTCAATGCCTTCTTCGCACTTAGGGTCAAACCAACTTCGCAATAACAACATACGACTTGCTTGAATTCCGTCTTGAAGTGACAAATTTGGCACAATCTTCATAGATTTTAACGGAATTTTCAAAGAAAGTTGCTCAATTATTGACTTTCCTCCACTTGCTAGTGTTTTTGCCCTAGCGTCATGAGGCAGCCAATGAGTGTCATATTTGCAGTTGTACTCTAATTCTTTCTGTGCAATATAGCCGGTGTAATAGGGAATACTCTTACCATTGCTAGTGTGATAGTCAAGAAATCTAACTTCGCCATGCACAACTTGGAATGTCCAAATGGTTGTATCGTCTGAGTAACCCAAGTCCCAGGCACTCTCTAATGGGAATAGTGGGTCATATTCTATTGGGGTAATGTGGCCTTGGTCTGTGACTGACCGCATTTCTTGACCATAATACGCGCCCAATATAGCTGCTTCAAAGCTACATAGAAACTCTTGTTCGTACTGGTCAGGAGTCATAGCCTTTCTTGCGTCTGCTAGTTCCTCATCACCAATTAAGTCAGTTTGGTCAGCCCTAAGAGTCTTAACATACCAACCTGGGTCTTTAGTGGCGCTATTATATACATCCCAAAAAGCATTGTGGCCTTTGGGTGTACCAATAAACACAGCCCATCCCTTACGGTCAGCAAGCAATGGGCGAATAATCTCACCCCATATTCTAGGGCGCATATCTGCGTATTCATCTAAAACTACGCCATCAAGGTACAGACCACGCAAACTGTCAGCGTTATCAGCACCAAACAAACGAATCCTTGCGCCATTTATTAGTTCTACCCAGAGTTCTGATTGATTAGCCTTATTTAGCACGGGCTGACTAAATCTTAGCAAGTAGTCCCATGCCACATTCTTTGCTTGGCTGTAATACGGTGCAATGTAAGCGTACCTTGCGTCATCTTTGCCTTCTATTAGGGCTTTGTATATCAATTCATTAATGCAAGAAACAGTCTTGCCACAGCGTCTATGGGCAACAATAACAGCC